CGCCCTTGATAGACAAGTCCGCAATAGCCCGTGTTATGGTTTGGATTGCCAGCGTCATTATATGTGCCTCTTGTAGCGCCTGATGATTGATAGCGCCCCGCCTGGTATGTCCTGCGGTGTTATGACCACGCCCGCCGCTGTGACGGTTGCTACGCCTGTCGTGTTTTCCCCCGTCCTGCGCTTATACGCTGATAAGGCTATTTCCAAGCACGCTTGCCTGATATCATCCGGCGTTGTCGCTGCATACCCCCAAGTCCCTGCAATGCTGATAACCCCCTCTGTGTCACCGCTGCTGTTGCCAGTCCAGTTATAAATGGACGTGGTTTTCATTATCAGTGAATGCTTTGGAGTGCTATTGCGCGGTATCAATGAGTAGTAAGTCGAAGTGATTACCGTATCATCGCCATTCGTTAAAGTTGTGACGGTTAGCAAATCCTCGTCTAACTCAATTTCTCTACCGGCTGGCACGTCAAAATAACGGGTTTCAGTCTTTGGATAAAACCAGCGCCCTGCCAGGTTGTCAATTAGCCTGCTTGAACCTTCGATGATATTTTCAATGGCCGCATCATCATCAGCGTCATGCGTGGTTATAGTGAGGTGCTTCTTGAATTCATCCAGCGTGCAATAACCGTTGCTGATTGTCATTAGTCCTCTAAGTAGTACAGAGTCACATAGCCGGTTTTACTGTTACCGCCTGACGCTATAACAACCTTTGGCGTTCCATTGAGTACCGGCAAGCATCTATCCCCGCCTGAGGTGCCAGTCAACGCTGCCCCGTCTGCTACGGCATGGACTAAATCACGGGGATAATAAAAGGTATCAGCAGTGCCTGCGTTGGCTTTTGTTAGCAGTGCTTTAGTGCTTGCCCCCTCGCAAGTGACTGTGACGGTTGCCCCTGTGTCTATGGTGCCTGGTCGGTATTCAATGGCGTATAACCGCCCAAAAATGCTGCGTTCCCCGCTGGTTGTCGCTGCGCCGGTTGAGGCGTGTGTAACTAATTTCATTGTGATCGTTCGCATTTATGCCTCTTTAGTGTTTTTTAGTTCGTTTTGTGATTACCTTCGGCTTATCCGGTGCAGCTTCTTTGATTTCCTCAGCCTTCGGCTCAATGCTTATCACGATATGACGCTTGATAAAATCCTCTGCGATGGCGTCATCCAGTACAACCTCAGCACCTTCAAGGTGTCTGAATTCGCTTGTCTCTGGGCCGTGATAATCTCGTAAAAACTTTACTTTCATAGTTTACCTTTTGAGGCGGGTGATTAAGCCCGCCTCGTTAGTCATTAACTTATAGCGATGCGTTAGCAGGAATGATCAGACCGGTTGCGTCTGAAGCAGCAGCGTGATTTTGCAGCATCATCTTTGCACCAGCTACGATTGCGCCCGCACCTGCTACACCTTTGGCGTTTCCAGTCACAACAGTATTATTGTGGACGTAGAATTTGCCTGAAGATTCTTTGATACATTCTTTGGTTGTATTGATTGTGTTTTCAAGAATGCGCCCAGCCCGTACAGCACAGGTTGCAGTTGATAATACTTCTACGCCAACTTCACCGCCTTCAATGATGTTCCCCTGAATAAGCAGAGAGTTACTTTCTCCAGCGCCAATTTCGATTACCGAGTCAGCGAACGGCCCCATGAACAGGCAGTCCTTGATTGTCAGCGATTCAACGGCAGTCGCGATGATCGCTCCGCCAGCTGCAGCTGTTGAGGTGGCGTCAAAAGTGCAGCCTTCAAAAGTAAGGCCTGAAGTCGTGGTAGGAATTGTGAAAATATCCCCACCAGCCGCCGGTGCTTTGAAAATCATATTGATAAACCGGCAGCCCATATAGGCGCCTGAACCGATTACATGATTTCCGATAATCCTGGCACCCTGTAGATGATCAACTGACCCGACCCCGATAATGTCGGTTTTCTGCGCGAGCGCGGTAAAGTTCTCACCGTCAGCATCAGCCGTTTGGTCAGCCCGAACATAGATCACGTTGCGAGCCGCCCAGCCGTAAGCGCCGGAAGCAATATCAGCGTGTGAAAGTGCCATAGCTTTCGTGAGGGTCTTCAAGGCGTTATCCCATGAATCGCCCTCGTTGCCATCGCTGCCGCAGTTGCAATCCACATAAAATACACGGTTTGCTCCGACCCCATAATTCAACGCGGCGCTGCCGTCTTTCAGGTCACGCAGGCTTGACTTCTTCTTCCGTAAAACATAAGTGTTTCCCATTTTCTATTCTCCTTTGCCTCCGGAGGGGAGGTTTTACCCTCCCCTACCATCAGGCTATCGTATTGGATTAGATCAAACTATGACTCCGTAAGTTATTGCCGACGCTTCGGTGTCCCTCTGCTTCAAGCCAACTCTCATCATGGCTACAATCTCGGTGCTGTCTGAGGCTGCGAATCTGGTTGTTTCCAGTTTCATGTGCCGCATCCACCCCAATTTCCACTGATCCCAGCGGACTGCCAGGATCGCACCGTAAAGGTTATTGGCGGCTGTGGTGGTGTTCACCTTGCCGGCGCTGTCGGCTTTGCGAACTGAGCTCATGAAGTGCATCGCGCCGCTCACGTCTACGTTGTAACCGAAGATTCTTGCCAGCTTGCCGTTCTCGATGGTTGCCCCTGAGTACACATCACGGGTCAAAACTTCTGGTAATGCAATCGCTTTCCAGTTGGTATTCGGGTCGATGATGAATGAAACTTTGGTATTATCCAGCGCATTGATTCCAGCGCCGCCCATCAGCTTCAAGGTCTCAAGAAAGTCATCAATAGTCAAGGCCCCGCCAGCACGTGAATTGGCTGTGTTGGTGACCAGGCATGACTTGCGGAAGCCGTCAAAAATCAGGTAATGCCCGCCGGTAACCTCAGCGCCGCCAATGTTGTTAATGTTTTTGCTGTCGGTTGTTTCGGTATCGCCGTCAATAATGGCTGACTCAAGGTATTCCTGCCCTGAAACAGTCAACTGCTGGCGTAACTGTGCGGCAAATGGGATCATGCTTGACTCTTCCAACTCGCCGGTATAGAACACACGTGCGCCCAACTTACCAAGCGTCAAGCTGGCGTTTGCAGTTCCCAGCCGTGAGGAGGTAATAGTCGGTGCCGGTGCGCCTACGGTCGAGCCGTTGGTGGTGTTTTCCGCCACGTTGTACCATACTGGATCGGTTGATTCCAACGGTAAAGTCATTGACTCAACGCCCTGTGGAAATTCAACCTGCGGCAGTTTACCGACCACGAATGAATTAACCCGGATTGATTCCCAGATTGAGTTCGGATAAGCAACGCCCACCCACTGATCGCCGTAACCTGAAGAGGTTGAGTAATCAATCTCACCGGCTTTGATACCGGCATTTTTCATCGCCTTGCGGCCAACTTCACCGGCGCTTGACTTGTCAGAATCAAGTTTGAATGACAACGCGTTGAGTGCAGCAGCACTAACGGGCTTGTTTGCCGCTTTTAGCGTGCTGATCATAACGTCCATGTCGGCTGCGTCCAGGTTGTCATACTTCCACAACTCAGGATATTTTGCCTGTACTGGCGCTTCACCGTCTTTATAAGGCAGGCGGTTGGCTTTGACGTCCTCAGCCCGTGCTTTTAGTGCGGCTTCAACAGCGGCACTAATGCGGGCATCTTCAGCGGCTTTGGCTTCTGCAGCCTCTTTTTCTTTTGACGCTTTCAATGCGTCTCGTTCCTCTAACAATTTAATTAATTCGTCCTTTTCCATTTCCAATTCTCCGTTTGATTTAGTTCCGGCTTCGGTTAGCATTACGTCCGCCCTTTGCTGTTCGCCTATGGCATCCGTCTCCAGCTCCGCCTCAACACGGTTGATCGCTTCTGATAATTCCTTGTCACACTTTGCAGGTGTTACCACCGCATACTGATTAGCAGGTTGTCGTTTCCCTATCGCGTCAAACAGACTAATCTCTACCAGCGGCCAGTTTAGAATTTCCCCCGTCTGCTTGTCGTACCTTACCAGGTGCGCCACGCTGCCGCTTGACGCTTTGGCTATGCCGTCTCTGGCTGCGTCCCAGACCCGCTTTGCCAGTTCGCTTGCTTTGTCCAACGCCACCCGCCACCAGACGCCGTCCTGCTTTTGCTGGTATGACAGCGCCTCGCCAATCTCTACCGGCTCGCCCTGCGGTGTTCCGTCCTCGTTATAGCCGTGATAGTACATAATCATCGGCTTCTTGAATTTATCCATGTGCAGGTTGGTTTTCGGTGAAAAGAATTGCCCATCACTGTCTTTGCCGTCTCTATCCCCCCCATACGGCACAGCCAGCACATCAAGCGCCCACTCACCCCCATCTTTGACAGCGATAATTTTTACATAGTCCATAATCAACCCCTTAAACGAAAATCGCCAGCCAATGCGTTTATCTTTCACGCAATGACTGGCGGTAAACCCAATCTATCCCAATGTTTCAGTTGTTTGTTACTACTTACTTATTATAGCACTTTTATTCTATAATGCAAATAATTCGTTATTTCAAGCCTAATGTCTGCATCAATCTGTCAATCCAGTTCTGATAAATCTGCTGTATTTTAGGCATCTTCTCTTTAGCCACGTCAAACAATTTTCTCCAGCCCTTATCAGCCATCTTGCCAGCTTGTTTATCGCCGGTTAAGTATTGTGCATAACTGGCACGGTTGCCAACAATAGCTTGATAACCGTCTGACTTGACATAAAACTGCGTGCCGTATCGTTCTGACTTGCCATCGTTCCTGTTCTTATACTGCGTGCCACGTCCTCTAATGTAATAAGGTTCCGGCGGTCTATTGGCTGCTGTTGCTGGTGGATAATTTCGTAAGCCCTGCGTTTCCAGGATTTCATTTGTCGCCTCAATAGACGCTCCCTTTAGCGTATTGACAAGCGTCATATTAAACTTACCCAACTTGCTGATAAGTAAATCTAACCCTTTAATTTCAATCCTAATATCATCAGCCACTTTGCGGCATCCTTGTGCTGTAGGCTATCCAACAACGGCAATTGACATGCGCTGCTGGTTTTTCAATCTCTATACCTTTCACCCTGAACATATCATCCATCGGTATTGATTGCCCATGAAGCGGAGCGCATATCTCACACACCCTATCATCCCGATTGGTAAACCATGTCTTATAAATCGGTACGCCAGGATATTCTTTTTTCAGTCTCTCGGCGCCTATTTTTTGCCCCTCTGCATAAGCGTTGGTGATTTCTGTAACTGCTATCCGCATTGAGCGCCGTTCGTCAAATGGCAGTAAATTCATGAAGTCTCGGATTGTAAAGCCTGGTGTTTCCACGAACATGCCTAACCCTTTTCTGATAACGTTCACCGTTGTTTTATCAATATTCTTTACCAGTGTTCCGGCGTATGCCCTCGCCCATGCAGCTACCTCGATATTTGTTAGCGTGTAATCCAACCCTAACAGCAGTTCTAACTCAAGCCTGGCGGCGCCGTATCCTGCGCCAGTGAATAGCAGCAGCAGCAGCTCTCTTATTTCCTCGTCCGTTGCGTTTAGCAAGTCCTCTGGAAATTCCGGCGTCTCAGCTTTGTTGCGTCCAAAGAATACCGAATTCATCCATAACTCAACCTGCGCCGATTGCCGCTTGAATAGGCGGTTCATGGCATTGATAAACTTGCGTTCCAGCCGCATCTTTTCCAGATAATACGGCTCCCGCTTATCACGCATTTTCAGCCCGTCCGGTAATGGAATACCACGCTCAAAGGCTGCGTCTGTCAGGCGAATCGTTATAGACTCAGCCGGGTGTATCTTGACTGGTTTCTTCATGCGCCTCCACGTCCAACTTGTCTAAACTCATTATAGCCTTTTCTAACAGCGATACAATATCGGCGTCCTCAGCTATCGGCGCCCGTTCTATCTCAAACAGCGTCTTGATTTCCTCAGCCGTTTCCATCATGTAAAGCTGCTGCTGAATGCGCTCTGCCTGCTCAATCGGTATGTGCTTATACTCAAATGCCCGTGCCTTTTTACCCAGCCTATTGATTGCAAACTTTTCCCACGCCTTTAGTTCCTCTTCTGCTGCGTCAACCTCGTCAACCTCCGGCTCTTCTGGTTCCGGCTCCGGCTCTGGTAATTCAATCGGCTGTTCGGTTGTGTCGGTGTTCTCTTCCTCGTCCTGCTGCATTTTGTAAACCGCCGTTATCTGTACTGGCAGCAAGTCGCCTCGTTCATCAGTCAGCGGCTCAGCCTGATAATACTTTTCTCTAATTTCATTGATTGTGTGCGTCTTTGAATACTCCACTTGTTCGGCTAATAGCATCGCCCTGTCTGACATTCTAATATCGTCAAACTCAGCCAGCAGGTTTGGACCATAAGCCGGCATGATATCGTTGGTTATCTTCTCACTGATAGCGGTACATAACGGCCACACGGCATGGTCGACAAATGTCGCCTTTGCTGTCTTAGAGTTGGCTTCTGTGGCGTTCTTATCCAACATACCCACTAAGCCCGGTGCAAAAACATTAAATATTTCCTCTTTGTTCGCCTGCCTGCTGGATAAAAATTCCATGTCACGCTGTGAAATACCCGCTTGTATCCACTCCACGCCGCCCTGCCCTACGTCCTGGAGAAGCATGTACTGCCGTTTAGCTGCAGCGTTTTTTACCTGCTTCTTCATCAGTTCCCAATCAGACTCTGTGAAGCTGTCCTTAAATGCTAAAATGCCTGGCAGTCTGGCGTTATTCTCCGCAAAGAGTTCGGTATTCCACTTTGACATTTTCATATCGCCAACAGCCACCGTTGAGATAGCCTCTACGTTTGACAGTCCCAAGTATAGTGACTTAGGATTGAACGCCCGAAAGTGGACAACCTCCCACGTTTCCAATGCTAATTCGTTGCCACTGCCTGGATCGTAGACGTAACCCTTGAGAAACAAATTATTATCCGGTACCGGCTTGATTCTGTGTGACGGCATAAGGTAGATTTCAGACGGCTGTTCGTTGTCCCTTGTCCTGTTCAGCCACCAATAAGCCGAGCCAGTCAGTTCAATGTATGACGCAGTACCCGCCATCAACTCAGAACGGGATTGCAGCGGGTTAGGTTTCATCAGTAACTGTTCGAACGGGTGATTGATTTCGTCCGTTGTCTTATCACCCTCCCACTTCTTGACTGACAGTTTCGTTGTGCTGACTGTGTTGGCAATGGCTTTGACTGCGATGTTCACCCATGACAACCGCCGGTACAAGTCGGTTTGATTGTCTGCGAGGCTGTAATCGGGCATCATCCACTGTTCATAGCCGGCCGTCTCTAACAGCCACTTACTGTACTGCTCCGTTGCTTTGGTATAACCTAATCGTCTAACAAGATTGTCTAATATGCCCATATATGCACCTCTGCTTTATATCCACCCTATCAAATCGGCCGGTCTGGTGCCGGTTATTGCGTCCCATGCTATCGCTAATGACATGACACAGTCGTCATGCATTCCTGCCGGCGCTGAATAACTAAAACTGCCGCTGGCATTGCGCTTGCTTTCAAATGACAACAGTTCCCCTATCAATACGGGATTGTTGATTATGCCAATTTGCCCGTTCTCAAATGCCGCCTGCAAGTTCTGGATGATTATCTGCTTCGTGCTACTGGTCGTCATAAATGGAATAATAGTCAGCCCCCTGCTTTTCAGCGCATCAATGACTGGCTGCCCGATGCTATTAGACTCAACCTTCATAGTCCTCAGCCCCCAGCGTTTATAAACCGATTCCAGCCGGTCAATTAGCAGGTTATAGTCTACCCTGTTGAACCTGTCCAAATAGACTAACTCCTTGCTCATGTCATCCATGACGCTAATAACGGTATAGTCCACGCTTGCCGCCACGTCCACGCCTGCTGAATACTGCCTGCCTGGTATCGGGTCGGTTAGTTCTACTAACCGAGCGGCTTCTTGCACACGTCTAAACACCGAGCCGGAGTCGTCTATAAATTCTGCTAAATATTCTTGCCTGAAGATAAGTTCTGGTAATTCGCTTCGTGCCGCTTCAATCTCAGACTTTGCAATATACGGGTTTGCGCTTGTCGGATATTGAAATGCAGCATAATCATCAGCACCGGTTATGCCCCGTTGATACTGTTCCCAAAACCAATTTCGTCCGCGAGGAGTTGAGATAAACAGCGCACGCCCCAGTCTGTCAGATAGTGACGGGCGTAAAGCCTCAGTCCACGCTTCACGCTGAATATATGCCGCCTCGTCCATAACCA